TCTTCTCCAGAGCTTCTTTGCATCAGGACTTTGCATTGTTATTAAATTTTGTAGATAATGTTCAGGTGAAGGTAGTAACTGAGTCATAAAAACTATTTAGATCCGACAAAGATCTTAGTTTCTATGAACTCTACTGCTGCATCATCTAGCTGGTTATCAGTAGAAGCAACTAACTTTTTAAGAACATCAACAATGAGTCTCTTAACTGAGTCTGACTTAGCAAAAGTTAGAATTATTGGTTTGAGTAAAGTAATCATTTGGGTTAGAATAGTTTAAATTTTTTATCTTTTTTAGGCTTTGCTTTAACGATAGGTACTATGTCCTGACATACCTTAGCCATAGGTGTGTTAGGTCTATACATAAAACCCTTTTTCATTAAATCTGCACATTTGTGTGCTCGTGTAATCTCATACTCGAGTCTCATCTTATCTGCTTGGCGTTTAGCCAGTTCTTTACATTGTTTGTAACCTGTTTTATCTAGAGGTACCATAAAATTAATTTGGAACCCCCAGTTTTCTGCCAACGTATAGCTACTAGGTTGCATGTTTTCATCAAGAGGTTTAGTATGATTGCCCATATAAAAAGGTTGAAATGTCATTGTACTGCCATTACAACTTATATTAGGACCATAATATTGCCTACTTTGTGCTCCATTGTTTTGAAATTGCACAGCTTGATTGGTCACATTTCCCGTCGCTGCGGCCACAGGGTTACTTACATTGTTATCCTCACCTTCAGCAAGTACGGGTGTACCTATTGAGAGAAGATAGAGTAAGATGAAGTAGTTGAGTCTGTGTCGATTACCCGATCTATAGTTATTGTTTCGATAGTTCCAGCGTCTCTGGTTGTGATCTGTAGATCCCAATCTGTTGCGTTGGCTGTTGGTGCATAAGTAGCGTTGTCTGTACCTATTCCACCAGTTACCGTAATATTTGTACCGCTCCATGAGGAAGAGGCTGATCCTTGAATATCGTGAACTATTTCTTCTGTTATAGTTTGTTGTGTAGTTGTGGTTGACTGCATACTTCCTGTTGTAAAGGAAGGCGTCACCGTGTTTGCTCTTGCTATGCCGGGTGATAACAGAGCCAAGAGTATGATCCATTTTTTCATACTTTTGGTTTTGGTTTATTCATTGGGCAGTTTACTGGAGGTTTGCTACTACCATTTTTACCTGTAGTCAAACCGAAAGTTGCTAAAGCTCCCGTAAACACGCTGGCTACGAAAGTGATATCTGAGTTACCAGACTTTTTTACCATCGGTATATCTACATAGTTCATAGTAATAATAAAACCTGACCAGACGACTACACCTAGTCTAACAAAGGTACCTAAGATTTCTATTTGATGCTCCTTATCTTCAGCAGCATCTTTTAGTTTACCTAAGAGTCCTTTCTTTTTTTCTTCTTCAGGCGGTTTTCCTTCCATTTGTTTATTTTACCTTGTAGGAACTTCTGTAGTCTTTTTTTAATATTTTCTATAATCGGCTGTGTAAAAGTTGTAGCAGCAACTGCTGTAACAGCTGCTATGCTAGTTGTAACTAATACTTCAGTCGAAGGTATAGGTATTGGTGGTAAGGGTGGTATGTTTAGTTTTGGAGTTGCTGGGACCTCAGTTTCAGTTGTTTTTGGTTTTACTCCCTTTTCATCTCGAAGATCGCTAGGAGGTACAACCATAGGAATGTAATAAGGTACATCAGCTGTAGGTAAAGGTATTTCTACTGTTTCTATCCGTACTGCATCTGGTAATACTATGGTGGGTACTTCCATTAGTCAGCAGCTTCGGCTGTATTAGTTTTTGCCCATTCCAAGTATTCTTGGTAGTCGGTGTTGGCTTCGTCAAATGGAATATGTTTCATGTGAAACCCTAATCCATCAGCAGTTGCTTCTCCTTTTTTAGAAACAGCAATTTCTTGTTCTGCTATATTTTTTATTAATTTATAAAGTTTTGTTTGTGACATAATTAAAGCTCCGCATTAAAAGCAACATAAGCACTTGCATTACCTAATCTATTGTATGTCGCATATCCTTGAGTCATACCACTACCACCAGTAAATCTAACGCCACAACAAGTAGAATTTGCATCTTCGATTACCACATTAGATGCAAATACAGTAGTACCATTAGTTATTGCTCTATAATAATTTGATGCATTTGCTGCTTCTACAGTAGGGTTTGTTCTCATTTTACAAGGAAAATGCACTATTCCTAAATTTATTGAGGAGGTATAAGCACTACCCATACAAATCGGTCTATGATCTGCACTTTCAGCAAGTCTAAAATAATACCTTTGACACGCAGCAAGTTCCTGTGCATACGACTTGTGCTCAAAATCTGTTGCCACACCTGACCCAGTATGATCTACTTCTAATTGAACTCCTGTTAAATAAAACTCATT